AAAAAGTCCAGAACGCATTAATAGAATTAAAATCAATTCTTGTTAACGGTAGGTTTGCACCAAATAACCTCTCCTTAGCATTAGGATCATCAATATGTGTGACCCAACCATCTGTTGGACTACTTGGGAAAACCCCAGTTCCAGAAGTTCCCTTGGTTAAGTTTCCTCCCAAGGCAAAGTATAATACGTAATCTGCTACGTTCTCAGAATAACCCCAGGTAAAGTTACCATTACCATCATTAACCCATACTTTATTTCTACTTAATGAGTTCCATCTATCTACTCTGCCACTTAGTTGGTCACTACTTTGTAATCTTACACCTAATCTATTTATTGCTAAATAATCATATGTTCCACCATCAACTGTTTGATCATTTCTGAAAAACTTTGCCTGTGTAAAATTAATTTCTGAGTTATAAACCCTTGCAGTACTTTGACGACCATCCTGGTAATCGTCCTCTGGTATTCTTCTTAATCTAACTTCATACTGTCCAGGTGGAACTATTTGTACAATCGTGCACTTAACCCTATTAGTAAAAAAACCTCTAAATTTATAAACTGGATTTGTAGTTGGGTTTGTAAAATAATTCCAAGCACCACCACCAACAAGTCGCCATTGTATTTCTAAATCAATATCGTATAATAAAATACCCTCTGTTTTATCCTGAATAAAAGCGCTGCCAAGTAAGTCAACTTCGATTCTAACTACGTCATCCCATGGTGATTCTCTTCGAACCCAATTAAGATCAGCCCCCGCAGCCAATCCTATTGGACCACCATTTGGTGCTAAGTTTCCTGGGTTACTTACATTAAAATCTTCATTATTTCTAAGTATACCGCCTTCAAGCGAGTGTACGATTCCATGAATACCATCCTCAATGTTTTCATTGTGCTCACCTGTTGGCAAAACTACATTATTCCATCTAACAGGCCATTGGTTATTGTCTGTATCGTCACAAGGGATAATTTCTAAATCCCTATACTGATCTGAGTCTGTGTGACCAATCCAATGTTGAGCGCCCTCACCTGTTGGTAAATTCAAATCTCCGAATCCGTAACTAAAAATATGCCTCATCTCCTGAAAACAACCCCTGTAACTTAGGTCTACTTGCTCTAAACATTGATATCTATATGTATATTGCACGTATCCTTGAAATGCTGGGTTAGGGATCTGACCCTGTGGATTTGTTGATAAATAATAAGGAGGCCCACCAAGAAATGGGGGTATGCCATTAACGAATGCTGAATTTGTATAATTTGTTACAGTGTCTCCACTGCCTGGGCTAACATCAATTATTGAGCCATTAGGCAATAAAACTTGCGCATCTGAATGAACCATAACCGTCCCATGCCTTGGATCATAACCAAGACTCATTCCCTCACAAGCATTACCATTTAAAATAAACTCACTATTAAATACAAGATCAAATGAAGGGGTTAAATTATCAAAGGATACAAACCCATAATCAGTTGAGTTTGGAACCCCTGCAATATTACCAAAAGCATAGTTGCTATTAGTTAAAAACCAATCTTCAACAGTAAAGGGCACAGTATATTGAACCAATTGTAATTCTGTAAAGTCTTCTTCTTTTTGTAAATTCTTATACCTTGAATAAGGTAAGCAATGATAATCAGGATAGAACCTATGACCTCTGCCAGATAAAACAAGTGGCAATGGTTGGTATGGTCTAAACTCATTACTTGCAGCACTTAAAGAACTAGTTGGAGTGCTTCTGCTATCCAAGGAGGCTGTGTTATTTCCCTCAGTAGATGGCGCATTTAATATTCTTATGCCAGTTATTACTAAGTTTGCGCCAATTGCAAATGCACCTTTTATAAGTAAGCCTGAAACACCACTAAGAGAGCCACCAGAGGCAATCGCTATTACTGCACCTACTATTATGGCAAGACCAGCAATGATTTTACTTCCGCCCTTATTGCCACCACTAACAGTGCTCTGAATATTTACAATATCATTTTCTTTTAATATTAAATTAGGATCCACATCCATTGGACGTTTACTGTTTATAGTAAAGCTTAACTCTTTATCCTCTGCTTTTAATCTCTTAACCAAATCAGATACTTTAATATCTTCTTTAATCTCAAGGATTTTTCTATCCTTACTTGGCATTAATGCCTTAGGTGAATAACTTATTTTCGCCACTTATATACTCCAACCACTTCCATCTGAAACATTTTTAATTTATCAAACTCATGCAAAACACTATAACCAAAATTATTTATGCAATGTAAAACATAATCCCTATTATTGTGTCTTATATAAAGACCAACGTGATTATACTTGCCTCTGCACTTCATAATAACACCCATTAAATCCTCTGGGTTATCTATATAATTTTCCTCAAAAACAAAATCCTCTTGGTGATCGTCAATTGCCTTTGATAACTCTTCAACTTCACTTCCAACCCTAGGCACTTTGCAAATATCAATGTTAAATTCTTTTTTTAAAACCAAGGCCACAAACTCAATACAGTTGTGGTTTTTATATGGCATCCCTATGTATTTTTGAAACCAATCCATATGATTAGTATAACCCAGGCGCTATCCTTCTATTATATGCAACGGGCACAGATTGTCTGTTAAGGGTGTCATCATAGGTTAGCGTTGCAGTAGTAAATGGCATGCCTACATTTATTTCCCTAACATCACAAATTAAATCAATCTCCACTATGTTAGGAGTAGATGGCATTATTTGTATAAGCCTAACCTTTAAACCATAAGCCCCACTATATGAATCAATCCATTTTATTAGTGGCGCATATGAAGCTATCCTCATTTGCACTCTTGGTTGTTCAGACTCATTATCAGATGGAAGGGTTACTTCAATTGGACATGGACTAAAAGTATAATCAGGACCATTAACCAATCCCACATTTGAAACTACCTCTTTATCATAGTTAGTTATGCAAGCAGGCTCTAATAAGTCCTCATGCTCAAATTTTAATAAAAATATTGGGTGTTCACAGCCACTCTCAGAGTTTAAGTTAACCCTATAATTGGAGCTAGTTATTCTCGGCAAAACACTCAACCTCTACAGATATACTAACTTCCCATTCCTCTAAACATAAATCAGAAACAGGACTCATTGAAGGCATCTCAGTAAACCTTGCAATCTCTGCCTTTGATGTACATGGATCTATAAAACAAAATCTTTTAGCCCCAAATAAGGTTTCATTTTTATACCAGTCTTCAAATTGTATTAAATGATCCTTGCAGCAGTAAAAATTTAACTTAATTGTTTTATATGTTCTACAGGATCTGCCACGAGTTTTCTTGTGACCACTCTCAACCTTTGATTCTAATCTATTATCTTCAAAGGAAATATTATAACCATCAAGCTTTGGTTGCATGTATGTAGGAAAATCAGGCATACTCATTATCAACCACCCCTTCTAACTCCAAAAACCCCTTGTAGAGCCTTTGATACATCACCATTATTTCTTAAGTCTTCCATAATGATGGATATAGTAGCGCCTTTTTGATCAAAGGTTGGTCCCTTGGTTCTAACTGTTTTTTCACTACCGTTATTAACTATGTTAACATTAATTGGTAAATTTGCATTAATAGTGCCGCCACCTTGTGCACTAACCTCTCCACCAGTATTAAACTTTGGTAGATCAAAATGCCTAAGGCTATAAGAAAAATCATTTAATCCGCCAATTAGTCCACCATTTGCAAACCCAGGTGCCTTTTTACCTATAAAGTTAGCAAGAGAATCAACTTCTGCTCTACCTCTAGAAATATTCTTTAATTGCTTAAAGAAACCAGAGCCAAAAAAGCTTGTAGTAGCAGCGTCTGTAATAAATTCTCCATTGGAAACCCTAGCTAAAATAGAATCTGAAGTTCCAGTTCCCCTTCCGGAAAACTGTCCAAAGTTACCACCACCATCTTTAAAAGCTGGTAGGTTTTTAACTGCATTGTTTCTTATTATTCCACCTGTGCTTATAGCTCCAAATGCAGAACTAACCAATGAACCAACCAATTCATTTATTATCTTATCTTGTATTGTTTTTGCTATGCTTCCAATAGCACCAAGGAAGCTATCTTTTAAATTACCAGTCCCCTCTAATGCAGTTGAAATAAAATCACTAAAACCATTTGTTAACTCATTAGCTATGAATTTTTGATTTTCAGATAATGCAGCCTCTCCAGCTACAATGTCTTGATTAATATCTGAGATGCTATTTCTTAAATCACTTAACCTTGTTTGAATCTCTTCTGGTGTAAAACCATTTGCCTCAAGCTGAGCACTAACTGCATTTATAATTTCACTGGTTGCATTTATTGCAGCCTCTGCAGTACTTCTGCCAAGTTCTGATGTTAAATCAAGACCTGAAACCGCAGAAGATAATTGAGACTTTGCTCCACTTATTTTACTAGAGATCTCGTCTGCAAGCTTACTTGTTTCTATAACCGGTTTTAGTTTTATTGGAACTTCTTGAACTGAAGCTGGAAGTGAAGTTGGAGTTTGTGTTCCAGGTGTAGCAGTTACCCCTGCAGTTGTTGCAGTTGATAAAGCTTCCAATTCTTTTTTCAGTTGTGGAATTGAAGCTGCAGCCGTGTCTGCACTTTGCTGAATGTTCTCAGCTAACTTATCTCCAAAAAATGGTATCTTCTTTAATGGTGTAATTAAAAAATCAGTTATTGATTTATTAATCTTAATCATTGCTATTTGTATTTTTAGGTTTAAAGATTTAAATACATTTGCAGCACTTGTTGTCTCTTTTCTTAGTTGAAAAAATTTATCAACTAATGTTCCTATTAAAACAACAGCAGCGCCAATACCTGTTCCTATTAATGCACCCCTTGTTGCCCTTAGCCCTAAGTTTGCTTTTAATATAGCAACCCTTAATGCAAGAAATGCAACACTCAAACCACCAATTGCTATTGAAGCAATTTTAATTGGCCCTGGTATTAAATTAAATAAAGATAATAAGCCTCTAAATGCAGGCAAGAATACATTACCTAATGTTCTAGCTATGTCTGCAAATTCACTTCTTAATATTTTTAATTGATTGGCAAAACTTCCACTTGTTCTAGCAAAGTCACCAATAGCATTTTTACTTTGTTCTTGAGCTATCTGAAGAGTAGCAAATGCTTTTGCTTGTCTCTCAGTCTCAAAGGTTAAACCCTTTTGGGTATTCTCTAATACTTTTGCCTTAACATCAGCTTCTTGAATACTAATACCAAGAGCTTTTACGCCCTCTCGCTCTCCAAGTAATGCCTTTGTTAATGCAGCACTTGCTCCAGCAGCACCGCCACTGAAATTACTAAAAGATGCAAGGTCAACTGCTAACTGTTGAACACCATCACTTAATTCAAGCGCTTGTTCAGCACCAAAACCAAATCCTGTTAATAAATCACCTGTATCACCAAGTAATTTCTTTGCTTCTAAAAGTGAAACACCAAATTTATCATTTAAATTCTTTGCTGCTTTATCTGCATTCTTTTCAACTTCACCAAATACAACTGCAAATTTACCAAATGCTTCTTCAGCATCACTTGCAGTCTTTATTATTTTTGTAAAACCTGCAATAACAGCAGTACCACCAAGCAAGGCGGTTAATGGTCCAAAGGAACCAACTATTTTAGAAATGCTTTTTTTCGTAGATTTTGCAGTCTTTTCTGCACTTTGTTCTATTTTCTTAAAACCAGTGTTTAAGCCTTCAAGGTTTTTTAACTTATCAACGATAAGCTTAACCTTCATGTCTACATTTAAATCTGCCAAAAAAAGCCCCTCTCTTTATTAAGGTGAGTGCCCTCGCTTCCCCCACAAGGACACTCGATGGATAAAACTAAATCACGTATGAATTAGAATTAATCAATTTTGTGTGAACCAAGGTCAATAAAGATCCTTGATTCAAATAAGTGCTAAAGAATTTAAAACCCTTAGCACTTACTAGTAACTATTTTTTCTTTTCAGAAGCTTTTACTGCAACAATTTTTGATTCATTGTCTAACCAAAGACTAGGAACACTAAGTTCTTTGTATTCTCCGGTTGGTACTAATGTTGCATCAACTACTTCTACCCTAGGAAAAGCCTTTGTGAATTCATCCTTCCAAGCATCCTTGTAATCCTTGGTTGGTGAAAAAGCCACGTATAAATTTCCGTCTACTTTTAATTCAAATCTATTCATTTTATTGGTCCTCTACAATCAATATTCTATTATAAGCATAGTATGTAGAAAGTATTCCGCCTAATGGATCTGAAGTGAATACTTCAACGTGAATCACATCACCCAATGCTAAGCCTAATGTAATATCTTCTTCCATAAATGCAAGGTTTCCACCAGCAACTAGAAAAGTCTGTCTACCTTGGTTTGTTCTAGCAATCTCAACACCATTTCTATAAATAAGAGCAATTGCATAGTAGTTATCACTATTAGATGCTAACTGAAGAGCAAGTCTTAAATGAATTTCATATACTGTTGATCTCTTAGAAGTATAAGCCCAACCTGCTCCAGGTGTTATAGCACTTGCGCCGCCAAGCCATGCAGTTGTATTGTCAGTTGTTACACTGTCAAAGTTAACTCTAGTTAGAGTGGTTGCAGGAACTGTTGCACCTAATGTAGCACTTGCAGCAGTATAGTGTAGTCCTGAACTATTCCAATACCAAAGTCCAGCTCCAGAGTGATAGTATTTCCAACGCTTTTCAGTTGTGTTGTAATATCTATCGCCATCTCTAACAGGTCTTCCAATTGCAGCAACAAAAGCTGCATCAGTAGCATAATCAGGAACACTATTAACAAGTTCTGGATCAACTTCGCCGTTTGCATCAGTACAAACAACTTTGTTACCAGCTCCTTGAGTGAAAATCTGAGTTTTATCAACAGGATCAATATCTAATTTCTTAATAAAACCTGTTGGCCCAAGACAAAGTAGATCACCAGCATTTGCAGCAGTTAAAGAACCACTTGTTGCAACGTCAGCTGTTTGAATCATAGCCTTTGTAATCGGTGGTAATGCAGTTGCAGGAATTGGAGGCAATAAAGCCGCGTCCAAACATCCAGCCGCATTCGTACAAATAAATTTATTTGGACTCTTAACAGAAGAAGTTAAATCAGTTGTATTTAAATCTGCTTTTCTTAAACTACCGTCTTGAATTAATGAACCATCAATCATTCCAGTTGCATTAGTACAAACAATTTGTCCACCAGTTCCGGTGAATACATCAGTAACATCAGCTGCAAGAATATCTGCCTTAGCAACACTTAATGTTCCAGGAGCAACTAAGTTACCAGAAATACATCCAAGAGCATCAGTACATAATATCTTATTTGGCGTTTTAGTTATAGTTAAATCAGCAGGGTTAATATCTGCTTTATCAATAGTTAAACTAATTAAATTTGCATTAGCATTAACAATTGCAACAATATCAGCTGGGTCAATCCATGATACATCAATGAATCCAGCGCTATCGCCTTTTGGTACTTTACAGAAAGCTCCAGTAATACTTGAGTTACTTGTTACTTTCCAAGTTCCAGTTGCATAATCATAAACATAAACTTCACCACTTGCAGTGTTACATGCAATTGGAAAACCAGGACTCGGTGGAGCTCCTGCAGGTGTTCCAGCAGAGTTAAATATTTGATAAATATCTCCTGGGTTAGTCATGATTGTATTTACTAATGAAGTTGTTGTTAAAACAATATTGTTTCCAACAATAGTTGTGAATGACTGCCAAGCAGAACCGTCATAAAAACAAAGGTCTCCTTGTCCGCCGTTTGCATCACAAACTACACTGATCATTCCTTTAACAGGTGCATCTTTTTCCCAACTAACTGTGTAGGTACAAATAGATCCCGTAATTGGGTCTATCCATTGATCCCCCGAACTTGCTACTGTTGGTACAGTTGCTGTTTTACTTTGAGCGCCGATCCATAATAAACGATCAATTTTACATAGATCATTATTAAGACTCGGTCCCCATCCGTTTTCGCCGTCTGCCCATCCAGCAGTCAGACCAAACCTTGGTTTAATACTAGCCATTATTTTCGTCCTTTCCTAAAGGTATCCTAATTGGATCCTTGCTTATATATTTACTTGGTACATGTTGTTTCATTTGTAATTTATCACTCTTAACTTCTAGACTTCTTTGCATGTCTTTTAGTTGTTTTTCATCGCCTCTTGAAGCGACTGTGTTAATTATTAAGTTCTCCATCATGCCCCGTTTTTTATCTCTCATAACAGCCCCAACAAAGTGTTGAAACTGATACAATGTATATTCTTTAATCTCAGAAAACTTGTGTCCACTTGATATCAACGCTTGGAAGCAATCGCTCCAGCTTTCTTCTTGCCGACCTTTGTCTTCTTGTTCATCTTCTCTCCGAAGCTTTCTAGTTTCGGGAGAACCAGTGACAAAAAAGAATCAATATTCACCTCTAATATGGCTTCAACCAACATAACAAGTTCATGTAATTCTAAATCCTCTACTGCATCTTTATCAGTAAAGTCAGAAGCAACCGTTACTAAATCTACAATTTCTTCATAGTGCTCGCCAACTATCGGTAAAATAGCTGCCGTTACACCCTCTGTAGTTTTAATATTGTTCATTATTGCATCTATGATTTTAGTATTCTTTAAAACCTTGCCATATTGTCTAACCTTTAAGGGTTTAATCAATATCTTCGCATCTCTGATTGTTAATTCTTTTTCTTTTACGTTTATAATTTTATCCATCTTTATTAACTCTCCATTAATTTACAAATTTGAAAGTAACTGCTTAGGTCTTTAGACTTGTTAGTCTTGTCGGCCATAAGGGAACCAGTTATCTCCAGTGAACCAAAGTTATCATTGTTAATTAACTCTAACGCACTTGCAGGATTAATTCTAACATTGTGAAGTTTTACAATAAAAGGTGCGCAATTATCAGCGATATTCTTGCCCTTATATATTAGTGAAACTTCTTTTGGTTTTTCTGT